GATCAGCATTTCAGCCCCACACGTTGAGCACCACGTCCCCCGTGGCCGGGTTGCGCTCTACGCTGCGCACGAGCACGTTCTTCCCGGCCGCCAGGCCGTACCGGGGATAGGTAATGCGCCCCACCTGCCCCGGTTGCACCGCCAGCGCCTGATCGCCGCGCACCGTCAGCACGTAGAAGTGCCGCATCACCGCGTACAGCCCCACGATCCGGTCAGCCTCGGCCTGCGCATCCGCCTGCCGCCAGAACAGCGACACGAACGGCGCGGCCACGTCCGCGTGCCGGTAGTGCGGGTGCAGCGGGCCGGCGGCGTACACCTGCCCCCGGAACAGCGCCGTCAGCTTGTCGCGGCGCGCCTGCGGCACGTCCACCACGTCGGTGACGAGATCGCCCGCGCCGAGCGCCTGCGCGTTCGGGCGGTAGGCGAACCGGCGCGTCAGGTTCGGTGCGTCGTCCGGAAGCGCAATCAGATCCTCGGCCAGGTCGTCGGCGATGATCTGGAACGCCGGCACCGCAACCGACTCGGGCGCAACCACCCGGGCCACGCGCAGCACGCCGTCCGGCGCCTGATACATCCCGGCGCCATAGCTCGGCAGGATCGCTCCCAGCGCCGCACGCGCCGTCACGGCGTCGCGGGAGTAGTACCCCACCCCGCCGTAGCCGGTCGCCGTGTCGATGCTGCTGGCGTCGCCTGCGGCCCATGCCGCTTTGCCGAGCCGACCGAACACATCACCCAGCGCCTGCCGCAGCGTCGCCGGCTGCTGCCCGGCCCCGATGCTGGACACGTCGGCGACCACCGGGCCGACCGGCGGCGACTGCATAAGCAGCTGCTGCCCGCCCGGCGCGAGCTGGAACGTGCCCGGCTCCATCAGGTCGCCGCGATCCATCACCGCCGACACGCTCACCGGGCCATCGGCCAGGAACAGCGCCGAGCCATCGGAATTGGCGCCCAGCGCCGGCACGCTCGCCACCGCCCCGATCACCACCGGCTGCGCACTCCAGGCCAGACCGGGGATGTTCGGGAGGAACACCGCGCGCGTGATCGGGTCGTCCAGGTCCGCGTGCGCGTCCAGCAGTGCTAGCCGCTTGTCTCCGTCGCCGGCGATCTCCACGCGATCGATCACGAACCGACCCACAGCCACGGTGTCGGCGAGCATGCCGCCCGCGGGCCCCTGCCGGATGGAGACCGGCTGCCCGGCGCCGCCCGACAGGGCCAGGTCATCCAGTAGCCCGTCAGCGTCGTGGACAAGGCAGTCCGCGACGGTCGTCTGCGTGGCGCTGCCGCCCCAGACCCAGAAGTCGAGCGCCGACATGATGGTCACTCCCTCGGCCAACAGGCCCTCATACCGGGCGTTGGCCGGGGTGTCGCCCGGCGCGGTCAGGAAATCCGCATCGGCGATGCCCGGCGCCGCGGTGGACGGGCGCCGCAGGGGCCAACCCGACGCCGCCGCCGGCCCGCTGGCGACCCACTGCCCGGCGTTGACCGCCAGCACCAGGCCGCCCGCCTTGCTCGCGCCCAGCGACGCGGCGAAGTACAGCGGGCCGGCGAGCACCGCCGAGCCGGTGTGCACAAGCGCGCCATTGCGGTAGAGCCGCACCGTGTTGGGCGTGCCGATGACCAGCTGCACGCCCACCATGTCGCCCTTGAGAACCAGCGGCAGGCCGGAGGCCACCGTGGCGCCGCCCACCCGCAACGTGCCCGCCCCCAGGTTCCAGCCGATGCCGCCGGCCGAGCCCAGCACGGCCGACAGCGCCGCGCCGGCGTTGACCACGCCAACGACCGCCTGCAGGGCATCCTCACCCCATACGGCGAACTCCAACCCCACCGTGCCGGCGTCCTGGGGAATGTCCGACCTCGCGGTGCGGTTTATGTCGGCCGCCGCGGTGGTGGCCAGGGTCAGGCCACTATCGCGCGCGGACAGCGCCGGGCCGATGGGAACGACGGCGAACCGCCCGAAGGTCTCGCTCATAGGGAATCGAACCATGCCTGGGCGTCGTCCTCTTCCAGGACAGGCACCAGCGCGTTGAGGAAGTCGGCCAGCTGCCGCTTGGTGCCGGCCTGGCTATGTGCTGCGACGGTGTACGCCACAAGGGCGGCGGGCTTATGGTGCAGGCTCACCGGATCGATGGGGTTCCGCTTGTGGAACTCCCACATCTCCAGGAACTGGCGCCGCGACATCGAGGCGCGCAGCTCATGAACGGGCCGGTGGTACGTCACGGACAGGACGCACCAGAACCATTCCTCGGCCTTGCGGCTTAGGCGTTTCCCACCTGCTCGGCTTCGGCAGCCGCCTTGGCGCCGAAACCGGAGTGCTTGAGGGCCACGTCCTGGAACATGGCCGCGATCAGCGGCTTGAGGCGCGCCGCGTCCGCTTCCGTCATGACCGGCTTGCCATCGGCATCGCAGATGGTGGCGGCGATCAGCTTGCCGCGGTCGCCCTGATCGAACAGCTGCCGGAACTCCGCATCGGGCAGCTCGCGGACGTAGAACTCGGCGATCACGCCGGGCCGCAGCTCCAGCTTATCCGGCCGCACATCCTTGGACGCGAACATGCCCATGTCGTGGAACGCATCCAGCAGGGACTTGGTGACAGCGGGGTCGATCACCGCGGGGGTGGTTTCGTTGGTCTTGCTCATGGCCGTTTCCTTGTACTGGCGGCAGACCGTGCGGGCCGCGCACGGCGAACACGCGGAGGTTCCGCACGGTCTGCCAAAGAGAAGGCCCGCCGAAGCGGGCCAGGTACATGCCGTTGGTGCCGGTTACGGGCCGGCGGGCGGGCGGTGCGTGGTGACGGCGCCGGAGCCGCGGATGGTGATGGTGGCCTTCCACACATCGTTGTCCTGGCTGGTGACGGCGAAGTTCTGCACGAAGCCGTCGAACTGTTTGGACAGGACGGTGGTGGGCGGCGTGATCTTGCCATCCACTGCGGCCGGCTTCGGCACGCCTTCGGTCTCGGACAGCGGTGCGGTGACCAGCCAGTTCACGACGGCGCCGGTCTTGTGCAGATCCTCGATCTTCTCGTGGTCCGCCGAGTCGTAGATGACCTCGATGCTGGTGCTGCCGGTCTGCTTGCGGCCCGCGACGAACTGATCCCAGTCGTCGTCGTAGTCGGATACATCGATCTCCGACGCCTGGCCGTCGGGGAAGCCGACGCTGCGCAGCCGGGTGACCTTGACCACATCGGTTGCCGCAATGGCGACGAACAGCTGGGAGTGCTTGGACTTGATGACCTGTCCCATAGGGGTTTCCTTGTGTTGTGCCCGTCGCCGGGCATGAAAAAAGCCCCTTGCGGGGCCGATGGGTTGCCGTTGTTTATGGGCTATCGCAGCTGCAGCAGCCGCGCGTCGAACGAGATGCCGTAGGCGCCCGTCTCGTCGTCGTCCGACGGCGGGTTGTAGGACTCGATGCTCCCGCGCCGCTCGATCTCGTCGCGGATCGCCACCGCGGCCGCGTTGGCTTCCGACAGCGTTCCGCCCCAGACCGTGATCCGCACCCTCCAGCCATCGGCAGGCGGCGGGTCGGACAGCTGGGCCGAAGGCGAGCCGTGGACCGTCGCCCAGGTGACATAGGGCATGGGCGTGTCGGCGGGCGCGGTGCCCGGGAACGCCCGCACCGGATCGCCCAGCTGCGCGCGCACGGCGGCCGAGTCCTGCAGGATGCTTTGGATCAGGGGAACCATCATCGCCAGCCGGTCTCCTTGGTGTACTTGTCGATGGCCTTGCGGGTAGCGTCGATCACGACCTGCGCCGCTTCCGGCCCCTTCGCCTCGCCGGCCGGCGTCAGGAACGGCGCGGCGGCCATCTTCTTGGTGCCGAACTCCTTGAAGCGCCAGTAGTACACGTCGCTCGCCGGCCGGTAGCTCTTGCCGACCCGCCGCATCCGCTGGTTCCGCTTGGTGTTGGCGTACTTCCGCCGCTGGCCGAGCATCACGCCGACGGTGTAGTACTCCCCGCCCTCACCCACACCCGCCTTGCGCCGGTTCTTCGCGTTCGCGCGGCGGGTGACGATCTGGCGCGCCATCGCGCCCGAAGCCTTGGGAGCCCGGCGCCGCGCCTCGTCGCGGATCAGGTTTCCGCCGGCGCGCATGCCGGCCTGCAGCGGCTTGCCCTGGACAGCCTTCGGCAGGCCGCGCAGTGATTTCAGTAGGCCATCCAGCCCCTGGATCTCGATGCGTTCAGCCATCGGACACCCCGGAATCCACCATCAGCGTGATGTGGCGTCGCGCTGTGGCATCCGGCAGAACGGCCCGGATGGCGTAGGCAGCCCCATCGAACAGGACCCTCATCGTGGACAGCACGCCCGGCAGATAGGGGATCTCCATGCGCGCATCCACCTGCCCATGCTCCGCCTGTGCGGCGATGAACTCCCGGCCGGACAGCGGCACAACCTCCGCCGGCACGTCAGGGCGCCAATCGACCCACTTCTTGGAATCGCCACCGAGCGGATCGCGGACGGTCTGATACGCCTGCAGCGTGATGCGGTGGCGATACTTGCCGGCGCGCCTCATGGACGGAACCTCCGATAGGGGAACGTCAGCCGATCCACCGCCGGATTCTCGGAGAGGCGCTCCGTTGCGGCCTCGCGGTTGGCGTACAGGTCAGCGGCCAGGAGCAACACGGCCGCCTTGAGTGCCGCCGGCGCCGGCCCTGGCTTGGTGGTGATGCGAACCGGGTAGTCGTCCGGTCCGCTCACGATCTCCGCCGGCTCGATGGGCAGCTCCGAGCGATCAGTCCCGACCGGCGTCCAGTCGTAGGTGGCCGTCGCCAGCGCGTAGCCGGTTTGCTGTTCCACCACCTCGCGCGCCGCCGTGATGTACCCGCGGATCAGCAGGTCGTCGGCATCGTGCAGGACCACCATGTGCCGCTTGGCTTCCTGGAGGGATACCGGCTCGCCATCCTCCGTGGCGGCCGTGACGAGCCGGAGCGCCATCAGTCCCTCCCGGCCAATGCCGCCGGGTGGGTGTCGATCAGGCCGCCGCGCCGCAGCTGTTCCGCATGCGCGGCCGGCACCTGCACCACCTGCCCGACCTTGCCCAGATGGTTGTCGCTCAGTACCAGGGCCGGGACGGTTTCGCCCGACTCGGCCGGCGGCGGGGCATCGTTGCTTTCGCCTTCGGGCGGCGCGCCTTCGTCGCCCTCGTTGTCGGCGACCGCCGCCGTGCTATCGCCGGCAGCCTGTGGGTCGGTCGGCTCCGGCGCGGGCGGCTCTGCCGGCGTGTCGCCCGCGGTCGTGGCGGGAGCGTCGGGCGCAGGCGCCGGCCCATCTTCCACCTTGTCGGCGGCGGCCGGCGGGGTCTTGTTGCTGTTCTTTGCCATGTCGTGCTCCATGGCGGCGCCCCATTCGCGGGACGCCGCGTGGTTGATGGACGGGGACGGTTATGCCGCGGCGCCGTGCTGGAAGGTCTTCACCGCGCCGCCGACATCGATCAGGTTGCCGCCGGTACGCATCCACGCCAGGAAACCGACCTGGCCCTTCTTCACGT